AATTGCCAGTCGAACCATCAACAGGATAAACAGCAAGAGAGTAAACAGACAAAAAGTCAGCAGGGCACGATAAATATTGATTACCTGAAGTAACTGTACCCGTCACATTTCTACGCAAACTGGGCAACTGCACCGTGTTATAGATGCGTTGCTCCGTTTGCTCAATCATGCGATTGAGGTCAACTGTAGGGAAATTATTCTCTACATAGTCATTAACGGCAGTAACCAGTTCGCTGTAATACATTATGCCATCGGCCCTCTAGCAATTCTGCCCTTCTCGGCAGCGCCATTACCTCTAGTCTCTTCACCACTAGTCTTGATGTCATCCATGTTTCCAATAGAAACACCACCATTCAATGGTGTCCAGTTGTGGCGAGTAGGCATCTTTACTCCCAAGCCAATATCAGGATGGTCAGGATTCTGCTCAATAGCCTCTACACCATAACGCTTGTCATTCATGTGATGAGGCGCAGCGTACTTAGAAGCAGTGTCGTTATACACTTGCTTTGGCTTGTGAATAGCTGGGCTATTCTTCTTGGTAGGTTTGATTTGTGTAGGCATCATTTACCTCTTTGATTGTTAGCTCTAGCCATGTTGCGACCAACTGCTTTCATTGCATCGCCAGATACACCAGCCAAACCACCCTTCTTCAACTTAGAAAGATTGGTGTGCTTGCCAGGATGCTCTTGTTTATCGTGCATCTTGAAAGCCTTTTTAATCAGCTTCTTGTCTTCTGCGATATCGTCATGCTTAGCCATGTTTAACTCCCTGTAATTGTTACCGTACCAACTGCTGTTGTTGCCACCAAATAATTAGGAGTCAACACCGTATCAAAACTACTTGCACCACCAATAGGATTCCATCCCCATTGCGTATCCCTCGAACCACCAGTTTGGAAGCCATTCACATCCACACCAGCAGTATCGTAAGTTGTGTCTGGTCTGGGTTGTCTAACCGCCTGTGGATCATCAACTGGATACATACCCAATTGCAATTGCGGATGGTCAGGATCCCAACATTCATCACAAACTTTCAGTTGATATAGTTTAGTCTTAATGACTTCCATTTTCAACTGTTTTAGCTTGTATCTGAACCCACACCGATCACACTGGGCAATCGAGTACTTGCCTGATGCGAAACGGTTACCCACTACACGCCTCCACCTATGAACATCTGTCTAGGCACAAACCTGATAGCCGCTTTCTCACGATCTTCTCCCGCCGCAAGATTAAACTGCTCGTCATACTGACCCTTGAGCATCTCAATCCTAGGCATCAGCTCAGGTGTTTTAGTAGCTATGTGATAAGCCAGGCCAGCCGCAGCGGCAGGTAAAAACCTATAGTTCATATCCTGAGTCTGTACGCCAGATCCAGTATCTTGAACTCTTCTCATTCTCCAATACACAAATGTGTAAGTCGTAGAACCATCTGGTGTTGGCCAAACAGTAATAGCTGGAATCTGAGGAATGAAAATAGGCGTTCCTGTACCTGCCGTGTAAGACTGAGCAGTCGTATTATTCTGAGCTCTAAAGCAATTCATCAAAGTATTGCCAGAGATGTAGGAGTAATACACGATCTCACCACTTGTAGATCCAAGTTGTATATACCCCTGAGCAGCCATGTCATAGGTGCTCGTCAAAACAATAGTCGTGTCTGTAGTACCTATGCTTGTTGCAAGATTTACCGCAGTACCATTGACATACAAAGGGTTAGTCTCGCCAGAATTCCTTTGCACCAACACTTGAATTGGTCTAGCCTGAGTCAGCTTATTAGGAATAGTCGCATAGGTAGGCATACTAATCCTAGTGATATTCAAATCAGCTTGATTGCTAGTTTGTCCCTGATTGGTACGGATCACATGATCCATCAAATCAATCGTATCAGTAGGAATAGGATAGGTGTTCAAGCCTTGAATAAACGTAATGGACTGTTGCTGAATCGTCCACATATTGATGCCACGATTCTGCCACTCTATCGTCATCAAGTTCATTGACCTGCGAGCAGTACGCAAGTCATAGCCAGAACGCAATTCACGACCGGCACGCTCCCACGCTTCCTCGGCTAACTCCGTGAAGTCTAGGTCAAAGCCAGTTGTGCCTGTTGTGCTCATTTAACTTCTTCTGGCGCTACATCATCAGGGTGAGTAAACTGCTCATGTGGCTCATCATCCATAAAAGCTGCTACCGCTTCTGGTGTTTCAATAACAGGATCAGCAGGAGTATCAACGACAATAGGTGCAACATCCTCAGAGGGTGCTGGAAGATAGCTTTCTAATCCGTTAATGATATCCAAAAGTCTATCTTCAACGTGGCCATTAGCCATCAACTGTTGTGATGCTCTAGTGTCTAACTCTTCAATTAAAAACTCTAGATTGTCTTGGATGAAATCAGGTAAGCTCATTTTGAAGCCCTCATATTGTCAATTAAATTTGGATAGACTCTACCTGCCGCCTTGGCCATCGCCTTTGCTTTAGCCTTCTTAGCAGAACTTAATTTCTTGTGCTTCTTAGCTGGATTGGGTGTATCCCATACTTCACCGCCTTTTTTGTAAAGCGATACGTCATCAGGATGATCCTTACGATGAATAGTCTTTCTTTTGGGCATCTTAGAGGGGCTCATTGCCCCCATGCCACGACTAGGCATCATAGGTATCTACCTTTCGTATAGCCCTTAGTAGCTATACCATCTCCTCTTCCAGCTTTAGCCTTGTGTTTTTCAACTTCTTTTTTAACATGGCCGCCTTTTTTCATACCCAACATACGCTGAGCATTTGGCAAGGCTTTCTTGACAGGGCCAGCAATCTCTTTGATGAAAGGAGCCACAACTTCTTGCGCTGCTTTTCTTGCAGCCAAGTTTCTTGCGGCATTTGCTACCATCTTCAATGCACCACCGCCCGGAACCATAGCTTCCAACATCTGTTGGGTTTTTTCTGGGCTTGGTTTGCTTTCATTAAGCAAATCTCTAGCCGACTTTTTCATGGTTGGAACTGGTGTATTGTCTTCCCAATCGCTTCTCATGCCTGGTACTGGAGTGTTGTCCTCCCAATCACCACCCTTTTTAGATGATGTTTTAGGCGTTTCTTTGGCTGAACTAGGCTTAGAAGCAGGCTTAGTTGGCTTTCTAGGCTCAGATTCACCCTTGCGAGGTACACCTTTTTGAGCATTCAAATAGTCTCTAAGGTTATCAAAACCAGAATCAGCTAACTGTTTTTTGGTTACGATAACTCTTTTCTGAGTAGGCGTAGTGTCAATTGTGGCATTTGTCTGAGTAATAGGAGCTTGTGACCCTATATCAGTAGGTGCGGCAGGCGCTGATCCCATGTTTGAGTAATCAGCTCCCATTGCTTGGTTTTGTTGAGCCATAGCATTTTGTGCAGCCATTGGATCATTGTCCATCATTGGCTGAGCATCCATGCCATAACCATCTCCACCGTCATCAACAACTGGATCGCCAGCTGCAAATCTTTTAACTTTACGCCTAGCCATTTTTAGCTCCTATTTGTGGTGCTTGTGGTGTACTTTTCCACCGTGTGCCATGTGCTTTTGATGCTTGTGCAAATGCTCTACTACATCGTGATGCATATGGTGTCCAGCAGAGTGCTCTTTCACATGATGTGAGTGATGCACATGACCGCCAGCAGCGTGCTCTTTCTCAACGTGCTCATGGTGCATCTCATGGTGATGAGGATGCTCGTGACCGTGAGGATGAATGGGTGCGTGATGATGTTGATGGTGTTTCATTTTAGCTCCTTAGCAAATCTTGCCGCCACGTTTCTTGGTATTAACCAAGGGGCCAGTACCAATCGTATTGCCCTTCATTGTAGGATTCATACCGCGGGTATGACCCTTCTCTTGAACAGCGTGTTCGCCAAATTTCTTGTTGCCACGCTTAAGATCGTGACCTTTTTCCATATGGCTAGGCTCCATACGTTGCTCAGAAATGTGACCGCCACCAGCATAGTGATGGGCTTTACCGCCATGCTTGAGCATCTTCTCGCCCATGTCTTTAGAATGTGGCTCAGCCTTTTCCATAGTCTTGCCACCAGCTTTCATCGCCATTTTAAGATGGTGATGAGCCATCTTCATGTGGTGATGGTGATCTTCATGGTGAGCTTTACCACCATGCTTCATGCCCATTCCACCCATAGGAGCTGCAGGCATAGCCGCAGGAGCTGCTGCTCTGGGCTTTCTTGCGGCCTTCATCATCATCGCGGCGGCCATAGGGTTCATGCCACCTGATGCCATTTTTTTCTCGTGCTTCATAGTTCCACCTTCTTTAAATTTTTTGCCTTTATCGGCATTTACAAAATCTTCACCTACCTTTTGGGGTATGTGAACCTTCTTTGCAAACGCCTTGTTGTGAGCGATTGCTTCCATAAAATTGTGCTGCTTTTTGCTAGTTGAGGGCATGAGTACTCTCCATTAATCTATCAATTTTGCTTTCCAACCTGTCCAAGCGATCCAGAACTCTGCCGATATCTGCATGGGCTTCTGCTCTGCTCACATACTCTCTTGCCATCTCTTCCCGAGTCCTGTTTAGCAAAATAGTTATGCGTTGCAACTCTGCTGATTTCTCTCTCAACACCCAGCCTAAAATAGCGACAAGCAAGGATAGAACTGCATTCCACATTGT